AAGAGCCAATCATTGAACTTGACGAAGATGGTAAAAGAAAGTCGCTTGAATACACAAAGGAGGAAGATGCAAAGTATTTGAGAGAATGTTTGGACAATGTTAAAAAAGACTTTCAAGAACTTTGTGACAGATTCTACGCAACAGACGTTTTGATGGGTGTCAAAGGTGAAGACAATTTCAGGAACCTGATGTACGAGGGTTACAAGATGAATCGCCACAAAGATCCAAATAAACAAAATAGTTTTGTTCCTATACTTAGGAAACTTTTGGTACACGAAGAACTTGCTGTGGAAGCACATGGCAGAGAGGCTGATGATCTCATGAGGATCTGGGCTGAAGAAGCACGCTCAAAAGGCATAGACTTCATCATATGCTCCATAGACAAGGATCTTCGTTGTATTCCAGGAAAACATTACAACATGAAAAAACAGGAATTGACGGAGGTTTCTGAGGAAGATGCTCATAGACTATTCTATGAACAACTTTTGAAAGGTGACCCAACTGACAACATTCCTGGCATTCCTCGTGTGGGTGACGTGAAAGCCAAAAGACTTCTGGCTGATGTTTCGGTTGAAGATGAGTTTCAGTATGTTGTGGTGGATGAATACATGAAAGCCTACGGAGACGAATGGCTTGAGTATTTGTTGGCAAACGGTAAAATGTTGTATTTACAAAAAGACATGAATGACTATTTCTGTTGTTCACATTGGGATATTATTAGGAGCATAAATGGTGATTCCTAAGGTGGTCGTGAAACCGTTGAGCAGAAATGGACATTGGCATTTTGAAGAGCCTATGGACAAAGATGCTTATTCGGGATTCATATATGTGATTCGAGACCCTTACATGAAACGCTTTTACCTTGGAAAGAAACTTTTCAAAGGTGCGGGCAAACTGAATAAAGGTCAAGAATCGAATTGGAAGACATATTGTTCTTCAAGCAATTCAATCTCAGAAATGTTGGCCGAAAGACCAAAGAGTGATTTCGAGTTCATTTGCATAGAGCAATACAAAGCCAAAGGAGCACTCTCATATGCAGAAACATGGTCTCTGTGCCACGTTGAAGCACCCACCAAGAAAGAATGGTACAATAAACGTATCGAAAAGATTTCGTGGAATGTGAGTGAAAATATAACTGAAAGACATAAAGAACGTTTAAATAAGGCCTTGTCTTGGGCCAATTTCAAAGGAGAAATACAAAATGAAAAAACACTTGATTACTGCAACATCTTTGTCAGTGCTGGGATTTGTTGGCTTGTTCTTACATACTTTATATAAAATGGGAGAACATTTATATTCGCTAGGGGAGTATGGCACGCAAGATTACGTAGGGCTTGTTGTGCTTTACGGTTGCATCATAAAATTTCTGGTGGCAGTGCTTGATAAAAATTATGAAAGAAAAGGCATCAGATAAATGGGTAAGGTGGTCGTAAAAGATCAACCTTGTTTGAGTAAGAGTTGTGGATCGTCAGATGCCCGTCAAATATATGAAGACGGCACTTCTTTCTGCTTCTCTTGCCAATCATTCTTTCCAAGGCAAGATCATGAGGATTATGTGGAACACAAGAAAGAATACTCAAAAAAGTTGACTGTTGATGACATAAAAGAGCTTCCGTGCAGAGGCTTTGCCGAACGTGACATTTCAAAAGATGTGACTGAATTCTTCGGAGTTAAAGTTGCATACGGGGAGAATGGTGAGATTGACACTCATTACTATCCGTATGACAAAGACAGAGCTTACAAAATACGTAAACTTCCAAAGACATTCAGCTGGGTGAATAAGTCTGATGAACTGTTCGGCAGAGACAAGTTCAACGGCGCGGGTCGAAGACTCATAATCACGGAAGGTGAGATTGATGCAATGTCTGTTGCACAAGCTTCTTTGGATAAATACAAAAAGATTTATCCCGTGGTCGGTATGTCTTCTGCGAGCATGGTGAAATCTCTGATTGAACATCGTGATTGGATCAGATCTTTCAATGAAGTCGTGTTGTGTCTTGATTCCGATGAAGCTGGTCAAAAGGCCACCGAAGAAGCGATCAAGATCATAGGCATTGATAAAGTCAAAATAGCCAAGTTACCACTCAAAGATCCAAACAAGATTCTTCTTGAATTGGGTGGTAATAAGTTATTACAAGTCATATTTGATGCAGCACCGTATGTACCGTCTGGAATCATAACTCCAGATGAAATATGGAAAGCAATTGAAGAACGTGACAAAATACCTGCAACACCATATCCTGTGTGCATGACTCGGATAAATAAGAAGCTCAAAGGTCAAAGACTAAATGAGATAACGCTATTTATATCCGGGACAGGGTCGGGCAAAAGTACCTTATTAAGGGAGATAATGTTAAATGACTTAGCCATAACAGAGGATAAAATTGGCATTATATCGCTGGAAGAGACACCTGCTGAAACAGGCTCTAAACTTGCTGGTATGGCAATCAGCAGAAACCCTGCAAACGAAGAAATACCGCTGGAAGAACTGAGAGAAGGTTTTGACAAGGTCTTCGGTGATAACAGAGTTGTGCTGCTTAACCATGAAGGCAACTTCACAGATGGTTCAATTCTGGACAAGATTGTTTATATGTGTTTGATCGGATGCAGGTATGTATTCATAGATCACATAACAATCTTGGTTTCTGAGGGTGTAGCGGATTTGACAGGCAATGAAGCACAAGACAAGATGATGAATGATTTGTCAAGAATTGTTCAGAAACACCCTGTGTGGATTGGTTTGGTATCTCATTTGAGAAAAGCTCCAAGCGGTGGTAAATCATTTGAGGAGGGTAGATTACCATCGTTGGATGATATAAAGGGTTCAGGCTCCATTAAGCAAATCAGTTATGACATCATAGCTTTTGCAAGAAACATGGCTGCCGAGACCGAGAATGAAAGAAACACAGTACATACTTCTGTACTTAAGGCGCGTACAACAGGTCAAACTGGTCCATGTGGAGATTTGTTTTACGTACATGAAACTGGAAGAATGATTGAGGCTCCAAATGAAGATGACTTCACTTCTATTAACTAAAAGGAACAAAAATGTTGACAAAAGAAGAATTGCCGAAGATTGAAACCCCGTGGTCAACGGTTGGATACTTGACTTACAAAAGAACCTATGCAAGAAAGTTGAACGAAGTATCAGAAGAGACTGAAGAGTTTCCTGACACAGTACTGCGTGTGATCAATGCGTGTGATGAACAATTCGGTTGTGGGTTCACTAAAGATGAAGAATATCGCTTGGCTTCGCATCTGCTCAGTTTGAAAGGTTCTGTGGCTGGTCGCTATTGGTGGCAAGCTGGCACGGCAACCGTGAACAGATATGGCTTGGCTTCGTTGCAAAATTGTGCCTTCGTGACCATCGACAATCCAGTCAGACCGTTCACATGGGCGATGGATATGTTGGCTCTTGGGAGTGGTGTGGGTTTCAACATTCAGAGAAAGAATGTGGAAAAGCTGCCTGCAGTCAAAGAATGGTTCAAAGCACCGACAAGAATTGACAACGGTGGTGCGGATTTCATCATCCCTGATTCAAGTGAAGGTTGGGTGAAATTCTTGGGCAAGGTCTTGAAATCGGCATTTTTGAGTGAGACAGAAGACAATGGAACATTCACGTATTCAACGCAAGCGATCAGAGGTAAAGGCACACCTATTAAGGGCTTTGGAGGCGTTGCAAGTGGGCCAGAAGACCTGTGTTGGGGCATTGGAGAAATATCTAAAATACTTGAAAAGAAGCGAGGTAAACAAATAAGACCCGTCGATGCATTGGACATGATGAACATCATCGGTGCGATCATTGTTGCAGGTAACGTCCGCAGAAGTGCTCAAATTGCAATCGGTGATCCCGATGACGTTGAGTACCTGTTGGCAAAAAGATGGGATTTGGGTAACATCCCTTCCTACAGAGCAATGTCAAACAATTCAGTTGTGTGTCACAATATTGATGATCTACATGAGTATTTCTGGCAAGGCTATGAAGGAAAGGGGGAACCGTATGGCTTAATCAATCTTGAACTCTCAAGAAAGATGGGCAGACTCAATGAGTTCGAGTATCCGGATCCTGATGTTGAAGGATATAATCCGTGTGCTGAACAATCATTAGTAAATTTTGAAACATGTTGTTTGGCAGAAATCTTTTTACCAAATATTGAATCGAAAGAAGAGTTGTTCGATGTAGCTCAATTGCTTTATCGCATTAACAAACACTCATTGCTTCTACCCTCTCATAACAGAGAAACAGAGCACATTGTTCACAAGAACATGAGAATGGGCATCGGTGTCACAGGTATTCTTCAAGCAACTGAAGAGCAAATTGAATGGCTGGATGAGTGTTACGAATTCTTAAGAATATTCGATGAAGAATATTCAGAAGAAAACAACATGAATCGGTCGATCAAGCTGACCACCGTTAAACCCTCTGGTACGTTGTCACTACTTCCAGGCGTGACTCCAGGTATTCATCCTGCATATGCTCAGTATATGTACAGAAGAATACGCATCGCGGCTTCGCATCCGTTGGTCGGAGTGTGTAAAGAGAATGGCTACCCTGTGGAATTCGTGAAGAACTTTGACGGTTCTGAAGATTATAACACAGTGGTGGTGACATTTCCTTTCAGTTATCCTGAAAGCACCGTGTTGGCCAAAGACATGACAGCAATTGATCAGTTGAAAATGATTAAGAAGCTTCAAACAATTTGGTCCGACAACAGTGTGAGTTGTACCGTGTATTATCGCAAGGAAGAGCTCGAAGATATCAAGCAATATCTAAAAGAAAACTACAAGCATAATCACAAATCATTGTCGTTCTTATTGCATTCCGATCATGGGTTCGCTCAAGCTCCTTATGAAGAGATTACAGAA